GGTTTTCCGTGTAAGACTGAATCGCTGCGAATAGTTCGGCGTAGGTCATTATTAAGCCATAGGTCCGCGAGCGTACAAGCCTTTAGTCGCAGCGCCTGTGCCACGAATCTTGATGCCCGAAGTTTTAGTGGGTTTGTAATCTTGGCTGCGTGTGTTGGCCACGGACACGTTTGCGTCACGCATGGTCTTCTTCGCAGGCTCCTCGCCCACCACAACAGTCTTGACTTTCTTGGGAGTCTTGTAAGTAGCCATATTAGCCTCCGCGACCAGAAGAGCGCTGGTTCATGACCTTGGCCATGTTGCGTCCGTACTTGAGCATGTCGGCGTTGGTCTTGCCACCGGCCTTCAGCTTGGTCAATGGTTGACCGGGATGCTTAGATTTCTCGTGCTTGGCCATGGCAGACTTAATCATCTTCTTGTCTTGCGCGAGGTCTTTTTTCATTTCACCCTTTTCAGAGTGCATTTCTTTCTTAGCCATGTTCGACTCCTTATGTCGTTGCAATAGTGACTGTACCAATTTCCACGGCTAAAGCCAAGTAGTTTGGCGTTAATCCGTCATCATCCAAGCTCGCACCACCCACAGGGTTCCACCCCCATTGAATGTCTCGACTGCCTTCGCCTTGGTAACCCTGAGCAAGAATGTCGGTGCTGTTGCTGTTGATGATCTGAAGTCCGGTTGTACCAGATGTAATGTAGCTGCGATCAGGACGTGGGTTACGCAAACCTTGTGGGTCATCAACCGGATACATACCCAGTTGAAGTTGAGGTTGGTCGGGGTCCCAGCAACTTGGGCAAACCAAGAGTTCATAGTTCTTGGTCTTGATGATCTCGCGCTTGAGCTGCTTCAACTTGAAGCGAGCATCGCAACGATCACACTGCGCAATCGCATACTTACCGGAAGCAAACCGGTTAGCCATTACATCGCACCCCCGATGTACTGCTGGCGTGGCACGAAGCGAATCGCTGCCTTCTCATGATCTTCATAAGCCGCCAACTCCCAAGCCTCATCGTACTGTTGCTTGAGCATCATCAGGCGCTCAGCGCCCTCGGGAATCTTGCCTGCAATGTAGTACGCCAAACCAGCGGCCATGCAAGGGATAAATCGGAAAGGCACGTCCATCACGTTCACACCACCGCCCGCATCTTGAGTGCGGCGCAAACGCCAGTAAACGAATTGGTAGCTCTGTGCTGCATCAGGTGTAGGCCACACAGTCACGGCTGGCAGGCTCTGCACAGACACGGGGTCCAAAGCGGAGTGAGCGGCGGCGGTTGTACCGTTCTGACCACGGAAGCAAGAAATCAGGTCGTTACCACTGATTGATGTGTAGTTGATGGTCTCGTTGCCAATCTTCACGAAGCCCGCTGCTGGCATACCCAGAGTCGATGTCAACGGGATAGTTGAGTCTGTAGCCGAAATGCCAGACGCAAGAGTCGTGATTGCCGCTGCCGTTTGACCATCAAGGCGCTGTACCCAAACCTGAATTGGACGAGCTTGCTGAAGTTTGTTTGGGAGAGTCGCATAGGTCGAAACGCTGATGCGGGTAATTGTCAGGTCGGCTTGGTTGGATTGCTGCCCCGCCTGTGTGCGGATGACATGCTCCAACAAGTCAACGGTGTCGTTGGGGAGCGCATAAGTGCTCTGCCCCTGAACAAGATCAATCTGACCCTGCTCGATTGTCCACATGTTGATGCCGCGGTTAGCCCAATCAGCGAACATGATGTTGAGGCTACGACGCGCTGTACGCAGGTCATAACCAGAGCGCAGCTCACGACCGGCGCGCTCAAACGCTTCCTCGACCAGCTCGGCTAGGTCAAGGTTAAATGCTGCGGTACCGGATGTGATTGCCATGATTACTTCATTTTCTTCAAGGTTTCAGCCAAGCGTGCACGCTGACCCAGCTTACCGGGCTTCTTTGCAGCGGCAGCCAACTTCTTGGCGGGGATGGGCTTATCGCCCTTGACGCCTAGTTCTTTACGCAGGGCGCCGGGCTTTTTGATTGCCTTTTGAATCCATTTTTCAGCCATTATCTGAACCTCGCTGTTTTCTTTGCTATGGTCTTAGGTTGGGCTACGAACTGCTTCCCGGCTTTTTTGCCAGCGCGTTTTGCACGCGTTGTCGCAGCGTACTCAGCAGGGCTGAGGCTTTTGATCGCAGCTTCTGGAAGGTATCTTTCACCTGTTTTGCTAGACGGTTTTCCACTTTTGGTCCTCCATTTCTGGTCGCCCCAATTTTTAAGCGATTGTTGCGGCGCTTTCATGTCAGTCTCTGTAGCCACCACCAGCAGCTTTGTACTTCTTGGCCACTAATTGTGCCTTACGTGCAGACCATTGGCCAGCACCGGTGCCATGCGTAGCCGCGGCTTTCACCTGCGCCACGATTCGCTTACGCAAACCGGGTTTGGTGTAGTTGCCAGCTTCGTTCACACTGCCGCCCTCGGCGTAGTAGTCAACGTCGTTCGGGTCATCCTTGCGGTGAATGACCTTCTTCTCAGGCATCTTAGAGGGGGCAATAGCCCCCATACCGCGGCTTGCCATCATAGGATTCTTCCTCGGGTTTTACCCTTGGTTGCAATACCGTCGGCACGACGAGAAGCTTTAGACACAGTGACTCTGCCACCGCGCTTGTACTTGTCGCCCTTGCCGTACTTGCTGGACTCAATATCCTCGTCGGTCTCACGCAACACGCGCTCAACTTCCTTGAAGCGGTCGTCCTCATCCACGCGCTCCTTGGCGCTCTTGGACAATTCAACTTTATCGCGGCGGTTAACGGCCTTCTCAGCCAAGTCACCAAGGCCAGACTTATCAACCAGCTTCTTACCGATACCGGTCTTTTCGTCCAATGCTCTACCGGCTTCATATCCACCGGTGAAAGCAAGCTGTGCAGCACCAGCGCGGTTGACCAAACGGGCACCAGCGCGGGAACCAGCTTCACGAACAGCGTCGCGCGCTCCACCTTTGAGGTTGGACTTATCTACGTTCAGGCCCTTGCGGACCTTCTGTACATCTTCGCGACTGCGTTCAATAACGTCGTCATCGCCACCGGGGACTCTGCTCCAACGGGTAGCCATAGTTACACCATCTTTCCGCGAGTTTTGCCTTTGGTGCAGCAGCCATCAGCACGGCTAGAGGCAGTGCCACCCTTGGCTTTTTTCTCAACGCGAATACCCTCACCCAATTGCTCGGGCATGCCTTTTTTAGAAGGTTTGGGAGTGCGTGGAGCCACTTCCGGGTCCATGGGCGGTTGGCCCATATCTTCTGTGTAGACTTTGTCTTTAGCCATGGTGGCCTCCTAAATTAGCAGGCTTTGCCGCCGTACTTCATGCCTTTGGCTGTACCGCCTTTTTTCATACCCAGAGGCTTGCTGCCAGTCATTTTGACTTGGGTGCCTTTGGTTTTGCCTTTGGTGGCCACGCCGTCACGGCTGGGAGCAGCAGTGCGGACAGAGCCCATTTTGGCGTTAGTGATACCGTTACCAGATGATTTAGCCATGACTTGGCCTCCTTTTGAAAAAAGTTCAGATTTGCCCTGAAGGGTTTTGGGCTTGTTTACCTTCTGTAGATCGGCACGGGTGGTGCTACCTTTGCCAAACTTCAGACCTTTGCTAGCTTCGCTATATTCCTTGGCCACCTTTTGGGGCACACCCGCTTGCTTCGCAAAGTCTGGGTTGTGCGCTGCGGCGTCCATAAAACGCTTTTGTTTATCACTTACCGCTGGCATGCTTGTTCTCCATAAGGCGATCCAGTTTCTCATCCAAGCGATCAAGCCGGTCCAAGACGCGGTTGATGTCGGCGTGGACTTCGGTTTTTGTGACGTACTCTTTCGCGATCTCTTCGCGGGTACGGTTGAGGAGGATTGTGACTCGGTTGAGTTCATCTGACTTTTCCTTCAACACCCAGCTCAAAAGACCCAAGCCAGTCGTCAATATGATGTTCCAAATGTTGTCCATCTCAACAATTCCACGCCCGCAGGCTCTTGTTAATCCGGCTGTTTGGATCTTTCGCGGTCTTCGCGGAAGTCAATTTCTTCTTCATCCCAGTCATTCTGGCGCAGAAAGAGTCGCGACGGCTTCCGCCCTCCGGTTGTGGAGGCTTCAAACCGGGCTTTCCGGGGTTGGCTTTGTTGTAAGAGGCGCGCCCCTTCGCGTTCAAGCCGCCCTTCTCGGATTTGCCTTCTTTTCTCTGCCATGCTGGTGACTTAGCCATTTACAACTTTCAGCACCGGAGTGCAGTGTTGCTCCAACAGCGGCTTCAACACATCTGCCTCAAAGTCACGAGTGAACTTCTCGGAGCCAACGTGGGGAAGGCTGATAGAGGGGTCAAGGAAAACTGTGAAACCATCAGCGGCTGCACGGTCGCAGAACAAGTAGTCCTCGCCGTAGTACTCACCGTTGACGATAGCAAGATCAAAAATTGCGTGCTCAGTGCGGTCGGTCACATTGTTGCTGTACGCCCACTCGGGGTGTTTGGCAATCATGGTCTCAAGCACGTGGCGCTGGATCATCATGAACCCAGTACCAATACGACTGATACGCAGTAGGCCGTTGGCATCAAACTCCAGAGCGCCCTTGTCGTCCAAGTGGTAGTCCAAGAAGAACTTACGGTCGGAGCCACGGCGGGGGTAGATACCAGCGGTGATGTCTTTATCTAGGCTCAACGCGAACAAACGCAGGATAGCGTCAGCGCTGACAACCACGTCGGCGTCGATGAACAACATAGAGTCCGCATCGGACTCCAAGAAGTCGGCAACCAAACCGTTGCGGGCCTTCGTGATAAGTGAGCACCCAGAGATATGGGTGAGGTAGAGCTTAACCCCCAAGTTCCCCGCCTTGACGGCGAGGTTGGCCAACGCAAAGGCTGAATCAATATTCAGCTTGCTGTCGTAAGCTGGCACGCAAACCATGAGTTTGCGGCCTGCTAGGTTAATGCTCTTCTCGGTATCAGCCATAAAACACTGTCACAGACGAAACATCAGTCACGTCCACATACACGCTGGTGTTGAAACGAATACCTTCGCCGGGGAGCAAAGCGTTAAACATTTCAGCCACAGCCGGTGTGTTCAGAGTAACACGAGCTGTACCAGAGGCACCGCCGTCTTTGAGCACCACAGAACCTGCTGTAGTAGTCGTAGTCAGCAAAATGCCTTTGATACGTGCGGGGCCCGCAACCAACGTACCGTCGGATGTTCGGGTCGCACTAAGGACGTCGGTTTGCATGGTCATGAAGACCTCCTAATTAGGAATCAGCGAAGGGAGTAGCGACAGTGCCAGAACCCAAAGCGATACCGTTCACCACGTATTTGTTTGCGGCGATTGCAACGATTTCGACCCAAGAACCAGCAACACCGCCGGTGGTAGTGCCGTTGAAGTTGATGAAGTCGTTGGTAGAACCAGCAGTGTAGGCAACCAAAGCGTTGGTGCTGTCAGTGTCCACACCCAAGATGGTGCCAACAAACTTGTCGGTGCCGTTTGTACCAATCTTCAAAGAGCTGGTGGCGATGGTTGTGGGAACCCAGATTGTGTAAACAACGCCTTCGTTGTTCAAAGTGTTGGGGTCTTGGCCGGGGCCAGAAGAAGAGGGGTTTGCGCTGGTGTTGATCGCAGGCAAAGTCAGAACCACGTTAGCAGCCAAAGTACCGCCAACAGTGAGGATACGACCGCCGTGGTCAACGGGGTTCAAGGTAGTGCTAGCTGTGATTGCAACAACAGCGTTGGGACCTTGTTGATAGATACCGCCCAAAGAACGAAGTGGGCCTTGGAATGTAGTGCGTGCCATGTCTTTTCCTTACATGCAAGTTAGGCGTATCTGTCTGCATGTCGTCTAGCCGGGACTAGTCAGATACACCGGGGACCCCGGGATGTGTCGAATATACACGAAATTAGAAAAAAGAAAAGCCCCCGAAGGAGCTTTTCTTAGTTGGCTTAGGAGCCTGAAGAACCCCACATACCGAGGGGATCAGACCAACCGAAGCTATAACGCTCGCGAGCCTTGTAGCGCACGTTGCCGGTGTCAAAGTCACCGTCCATGCTGTTCTGCAAGGGAGTACGAACGAAGTGCTTCATACCGTTAGGCACGTCAGTAGTCAAGAACCAAGCATTGCTGTCGGTCAAGAAGTGGTTGACGGTGTAGCCTTCAGGAATTGCACCCATTTGCTTGATAGCGTTGATGTCGTTGTCAGCAGTAGACACGCGGAGTTCGGTGTCCAACAAACGCTTAGCAGTGAACATCAATGCTGGGGGCACAACCAATTTCTTGGGCTTAGCAGCGATCAACAGACCACGTTCGTCAGTCCAACCAGCGATCTGAATCACGGCGGCTTCCAAAGAAGTCTCGTTCAGGTCAACTTGGGTAGAAGGAGTGTTGCTGTTGGTGCCACCAGAGATCAAGGGGTGAGCAGTGCTGAACAAAGCAACGCCGTCGCCACCGGGGTAGCTAGCGCTGAAGCCGTTGTTCAAAACTGAAGCAGCCTTGACTTGCTTGGTGTAAGCCATGGCGCGAGCCAAAGACTTGGTGTAGCGGGCAGACAAGCTGTCGTACAAGTTATCTTCCACAGCTTCTTCAGTGATGGAGAAACCGAGGGCGATAGTCTCGTGGTTATAGCGAGTCGACCATGCTTCTTGTGCATTGTCATACTGGATCGCTGAACCTTCGTTCTTGACGGGAGCAGCAGAGAAACCAGACAGTTTGGTTTCTTCTTCGAAGCTACGCTCTGATGTCTCAGTTTCGTAGATTTCTTTGTGCTCTTCGCCGTAGCGAGCGTATTCCATGCCGAACAAAGCGTTCAAGCCGGGGAGCAGTTCTTTAAGTAACTGTGCGCGTGAAATAGCCATTTTTTACTCCTTAAACACCGGTGGTGCTGTTGTACTGGTGGGTGTTGATCTTCACCAACAACTCGGTGTAAGTGTCAGCGGCGGTTGCGGTCTCGGGGACCACGTCGATAACACGCATTGGGATGGTGGCAGTAGTGCCAGCACCGGTCAATGTCACACCAACAGCGGAATCACCAGTAGTGGTAGAACCAGCGTTCAACACCAGAGGCAGGTTAGAACCCACAACAGTGCGACCGGCAGTGCCCATAGTAGTGCCGCTAGTCACGACAGCCACTTTGAACAGAGCTTGTTGGTCATCCACAACGTAGGCGTAAGCCAAATTGCTAGCTGTAGAAGCAGCGGCAGGGATGTACTGACCTTGAACAGTTTGACCGTTCGAGTTCACGTATTGACCACCCAAGCACACACCCACAGGGGTAGCAGCGTTAGTAGAAGTTGATTTAACGAGATAACCGGTGCTGTCGAGTTCAACCACGTCACCATAGAAAATGGCGGTAGCGAAGCCAGCAGCAACAGGAATCTGACGGAAGGCACCAGCGTATGGCTTGCCGTCAATCGAATTGACAGGCTTCAGGCCATAAGGTGCCGAAACGGTAGGGTATGCCATTTAGGACTCCAAAAATTAATTACCAGAACCGAAAGTGACTTTGGATTTCTTCTCAGAAAAAAGAGGCATCCGCGGATCACTATCACGAAGAAAATTGTTGTCCACTGAATCCATTTGAGCCTTGTTCTGGTTAGCGTAGTACGCTGCCCGTTGTTGCAAGAACTCAGCCGGAATACGGCAGAGCAACAGTCCGCCCACTTCAATGTTGCCTTTAAAGCGACCTTCTGTGGTGGCGTGCATCATGAGCTCGGGATAGTCTTCTGCTTTGCAGGGTTCGTATCCTTCGCGAAGCTTAGAAGAAATGTTAGATGGATCAGCTGCCCCCATGGTAGCGGTGCGCACCCAACGGTGAGACCAACCATCACGAGGATCGGGACTTGGGAGAACCTCGGGAGGACGCCACGCTTCTGGGCGCTGCATCACTTGACGGGTATCCAACTCACGAGCCAAACGATTTTGACCTTTTTCGGCCTTAGTTACGTTTTCCATTCTTATTCACCTTTTCTAAGCAAAGCAACCTGTTTCGCGTACTGTTCCAAAGGAACCCCAAGCCTGCGAGCAATCGCAGCTTCGGATGCCTTCAACCGAACACGGTTAGGCGGGGTGCTACGTGAGGCCGGAGCCACAACATTAGCGGGTTTTGTTGCACGGCGGGGAGTTTCCTCATCTGCCGGTTCTGACGATCTTTTTGGAGGCTCTTCGTCTTCCTCATAGCTCTGAGCATCTTCAAAATGCTCAGGAAATCTTTTGCGCATCGTTTTGTCGATGGTGTCGAAGTACTCTTTTGTACCTACATAGTCAGGACCATACTGCCTTGCAAGCTTTTTGTCAAGCCCTAAAGCAGTCATTGTCATTTCGTCGTCAACTCCGTACCAGTCGCTGTTGGTTTCAATCCACTTTTGTGTGCGTGGAGCCAGCTTTGGTTGTGCGGGTTGTTCGACAGTAGGTTTGAAGTCATCCTTCTCTTCCATCTCGATGGGCTTCATGCCTTGGGCCTTCTCGACCTTCAGCATAGCGCGGGCAATATTAGCTTGGGCGTCGGCCTGAGCGTCAATGTCACCAGCTTCAACCGCATCACGATATGCTTTCTTAGCAGCACTTAGCTCAATCTCAGCAGACGATTTGGACTGCTCGATGTACGCTTGGCTGCCAGTAGCAAGTTGCTGTTGGAGGCGTTTGTTCTCTTCAAGAACCTGTTTGGCGTAGTTCTCGGCGGCAATGCGCTCACGCTCGGCTGCCTCTTTGGCGCGGCGTTCGTCGTGGTAGCCACGGGTGAACTTCTTAATACGCGACTGAACCTTCTCGTCGTACGAGGCTAGCTCGTCCTCAGTTGGGTCCTCTGGAGGGGGTGCAGCTTTGCGGCCACGGTCCTCTTCAGGTGTGTCGTCTTCGATTTCAAAGGAGAAATCGTCTTCAGCAGCGCCCTGCTTACTCTTAGCTTTGGCTTCTTTCTCGTCGGGAAACTCGAATTCGTCGCCTTCAAACTTTGGCAATGGCATGTATTACTCCTTACGATGCACGTGTGATACCACGGGGGTCTTCAACCACAGCCTCAACTGAGTCATCATTCAAGATGCGGAACTCACGGCCATGGATCTTCAGGCGGGTGCCTGAATTGGGGCGGACGATGACAAAGTCACCTTCCTTGCACGACGGACCGCTGGGGAAGCGGGTCGGGTCTTTGTAGCAGTCAGGGCCAAGCTTCACGACGAACAGCACCGGTGTGAGCATTTCCTCACGCCAGATGTCACCGCTTGACTTGACGATACCAATTTCACTGTCAGCGTACTGCTCCATCGCCTCTGGCACCACGCAAAGCAGGTGGAACGTTTTGGGGTCGGGCAGTTGCTTCGCTTTCTCTTCATTGCTCTTATTCAGCACGCCGGATAGGTCCACGGCGGAAACATCAAACTCACTCATCGGATTGCTCCATTCTTTGCACAAGGTCTTTGACAATGGATTCAGCGTGTGTGAGACCCCGGATCACACCCGTGACATGACGATACTCGTCAAAACTTTTGGCACCGCCTCCTGAGAGGTGGGTTTGCTGATCGGCCCGGAGTTTGTCAATCTCCCGGACGATGTGGCTCAGCACTTTGTAGTCGTTCAATTAGTCCCCCTTCTTCTTGGGTGGTTGCGGTTGTGGGCGGTTTTGTGCAGCCCGTTGAATGGCCATCTGAGCGCGGTGTTTGGCAGCGTCGATGCCCATGCGTGTACCCTCGATTTCTTGCTGGCGCTGAAGTTTATCCTTCTGCGCGGCAGCCGTAGCAGCCACCTGCATGGCGGCGATTTCTTTCTGTGCGGCGATGCGCTCTTCTTCCACGCGGATGCGGTCGGCCTTTTCTGCCGCCTCGATCTGCTGCTTCTGAGCTTTGAGCTGCAACTCTTGCTGCTTGAGCTGGAGTTCTTGCATCTGCATCTGGACCACGGGGTCCTGCATTTGTTGTTGAGCCTGTTGCTGTTGAGCTTCTGCTTGGTTCTTCTGAAGAAGCTGTTGCGACGCCTGTGCAGCCATCATCGCAATCTGGTCGGCTTGCTCGGAAGTCAGGTGCTTTTGCTGGTCTTCGCCCGGCAACACCATGCCCATAGCTTGTTCAACTTGACGGCGATACTCGAACGCAACGTGCTCGTTGATGTGTGCCATGGCCGCGGCCATGATCGCTTGTGCTTGTGGGTTCTGACCAACGATCTGCATGATCTTGGGGTCTTGCATCGCTGCTTGGTGCACCGCGATGTGCGCTTGGTGGTTCTGCTCCATGAACGCTTTCACAGGCTTACCAGTCAACAAGTTCTGGTTCTCCTGCACTGGGTCGGTCGGCACAGCGTCATCTTCAACAGGCACAAGCTTGGCAGCGTTCTTCACGCCCAACACTTCAATCATCTGACGGTGCAGAAGTGGGAGATCGTAAAGTTGTGGGGCTGTCTGGGCCAACTGGAGCACTGCTTGGTATTGAACAACCTTCTGCGCCATGGTAGCGGCGTTGGGGTCGCTCACTGGAATCACGTCCACCATGTCATAGTCGCTCTTGCGAACTTGACGGTCACCGTTTTCTGGCTCGTAGTTGTACTCTTCTGGGCAGTAGTCGGCGATGATGACCTTGAGCAGTTTGAATTCCTGCTTCATTGCAAAGTGCAAGCGCGCCTGCACAGCAGACATCACCTTCAAGGTTCTCTCTAACAAAGCCAACGTGGTGCCCACTGGTGCCTGCGAGCTCATGTCGCTCACACTCATGTCACCACTCGAAGCAAACGCACGGCCCTCAGTCACGATCTGGTTGAACAGAGTGAACAGAACTTGACTTGGTTCCTTGTATGGCAGAGGGAGAATGTTGTCGCGGATCGAACCACTTGGGACGTCTACGTCGCGGAACTCACCGGGTTGGATAGGTGTGTCGTCGCCCTTAATTCGCAAGCCGCGAGATTTGAGTCCTCCGGGGAGATTTGAGAGCGTACCAGCATCGACGAGCTGACGAATGAGCATCGTCGCGGATTTTGCATATCCACCGATAAGGTGAATGAGTCCGTATCCATAAAAACCGAACCCCGGAATGTATTGGTAATGCACAAAATGCTGCCGCTTGAGCATGAGCGTGTCTTCTTCATACCAATTTCTCCGAATGGCCAAGACCTTGCCTGTGCCTTTTTCAACTGTCACCACGTATGGCAGAGCGATACCGGTCTCTTCACCATCTTCATCTTTATCTTCAAACCCCTCCAAGTCGAGCATCACGTGCATCTCAAGCACACGATAGCGATCATCTTGGATCGCACTCATGCCGTTCTCTTCGGCTTTCTGCTTCTCGATGTCGTCCAACTCAACGACTGGGTCACCCAAATCGCAGTCACGATAGAACCCAGCATGTTGCAGCTTGGTCAGTTCATTCTTGGTCTTGCGCATCACGTGCGTAACGCGCTCGGCATCCTCTAAATTACTGGCGCCGTAGGGCACGACGATGTCTTCAGCGGGAATGAACGTCGCTACTTGACGACCTTTAGCTGGGTCGTAGTACACCTTCTTAAAGGCTGAACCAGCCAACGGCAGAGACCACAAAAGTTTCTCGTGCTCGGCGCGATACTCAGTCATCACCTCGGTGAGCTGGTAGTTCATGTCATCGCGCACGCGGGCTGCGGCTTCTTCACGCATCAAGTCAATCGCACCAACGATCTGCGTCTTGACAGGACCCATGGCTGGGAACGTCTCCATCATGGACTCACTCTGGAATCGCACAACGGACTCGGTCAACATGGGGTGGAATACACCACAAGCACCTTGCCATGGCTCAGTGCGGTCTTCGTACTTCAAGCCCAACAGTTTCAGACCATCAACGTAGGTTTGAATCCAATCCTTGCGGTCACCAACGTCCTTGTCGAAGTCCTCAACCAAGTCCTTGCCCAGCGAATCAAGCACGCTGTCATCCATGAACTCAGCTAGGTTGGCATCAAAGTCTTCTGCTGTGCCCTCAGTTTCCTCTGTTAATTCTTCACCTTCTTCGCTAGGCTCAAGCTCCAGCTCGATTTCGATTTCGGGGGCGTCTGTTAAAACAGCGAGACCTTGTGGTGCGGCGTATAAGCCTTTGTCCATTGCCATGATTAACTCCAAGTCTTTTTGGCCACCCAGTGTTGGATGGATTGGATCGCAAACGCCAACTTAGTTGGCAGCTTAAATAATTTTGTGCCCGCCGGTGTGAACATAGTCCCATCAGAACCAACACCCATCAATCCGAATTTCATTTCTTTTCCTTACACTGTGTAGTACCGCTCTTTGCGGAAGCTCTTGAACCATTGAATGTCTTCGGGCTCGTCAATCGGCAGACGGAGGAACCCACCAGCTCTGAATCGCATCAACGCAAGTGTTGTTGCATCAACCAAGTCATCATGTTCGCCCGAGGGGAACGCAGCGATCTCGTCAACCAACTCTTCCGCCCAACGCGTGCGTGGAACCCACACCTTCCCTGATGCAATCAAGTCAGACACTGAGTTCAGTCTCGCTATCTTATCCTGTCCCTTGCTAGGCGTAAACTCCTGCACGGGTATGCCCATCGCACGGAGTTCGTAAATGAGAGGTGCACCCGTCGCCTTCTTCTCGATCAGCAGGCCATCAGGCTCGTAGTCGTTGTACTCACGCAGTACATCACGCTTCAACTCCACCCACTCGACACGCTTCTTATAAGTGTTCAGCAGAATGATGTTCTTCGTGTTGTCCTTATGGTGCGTGAAGACGCCCCAAGTCGTGCCCGCAGAATAGTCGGCGCGTTGGTGTTTCTCGAACGCAGTGTCCCAAGTCTGGAGGATGTACTCGCAGCGGGGCGGCTCTTCCTCTTCCCACCACTGCCACCAATCACGTTTGACAATCGCACTCTCATTGCCCACGGGGTTTTGCTGGTACTGCGCCTGCCATTTTGCGTTTGGCAGTTCTTCCCGTAGAGCAGATAGTTCACCCAATGACCAAAACTCAGGCCAAAGCGGGTTGCCCGAGGGTAATATCGCCGGAAACTCAATGACTTCCCAATCAGTTTCACCACGTAACGCTGCATTTTTAAGCACCTGTCCTGTCAAATCACGCTGAGCCCAGCGCGTCATCACGATCACAATCGCACCACCCGGTTGTAGACGCTGCCGCGGACCTGATGTATACCACTCGTATACCTTGTCGTACACCTCTGGGTTGACTGCGGCCATCGCCGCCTCTTGTTCTGAGTGCGGGTCGTCAATAATGAGCAGGTCGGCACCCTTTCCCGTCACCGCACCGCCCACACCAATCGCAAAATAGTCACCGCCTTTGCTGGTGTTCCATCGTCCAGCGGCTTTTGAGTCCGATTGCAGCTCAAGTTTGGGGAAAATTTCATGGTATACATCCGTATCAACTAAGTTACGGACCTTACGACCAAAGCCTACAGCAAGTTCGGCTGTGTGAGACGTTTGAATTACCTTTTTCTGCGGATATTTGCCCAAAAACCACGCTGGGAGCAGGTAAGAAGCGAATTCTGACTTGGTATGACGTGGCGGCATGTTAATAATCAGCCGTTTACACTCCCCGCGCGCCACTCTCTCGAACGCCTCAGCCATTCTTTTGTGGTGCCGCCCCGAAATGAACGTCGGCCAGACCTTCTCCACGAACTTGATGAACTTGTCTTGCGCCAACTCCTGCTTTTTCATCTCCTCCAGCTTCGCCAACTGCGCATCCAGCACGCGCTGGTCCGCCTCCGAGAGCGTCGGGAGGATTTTTACGATGTCCGCAAGGGACATATTGCTGGGGTCGAGGGTCATTGGGCGTCTAGAATTTCTTTCGCTGCTACGTGAAGCACACCAATCGCTGTGGCTACGGGCACCTGCCCACTATATGAATACACAACTTCCTTGACTCGCTCACACATCTCTTCAATCACCTCGTGCTGCGGGCGTGACGCTGTGGCTACAACAGAAAATCTACGAATTTCACTCATTGTTACGTTTATTTTTTATTTTCGTTTTCGACGGGTGTTTTCTCTTCTACGTCTTCTATAGTATCCACAACTTTCTTTTCGGCGGGTCTCCTGCTTTCCTTCACCTCATCCAGTTCATCCATCAGGCTGGACTTCACGTCCACCACGTCTGCGTTCATCAGACGTTTGACGCGCTCTTTAATAGACTCCTCCAACGATTTGCTGGAAGTGTGGTGCACTGTAATCTCTGAGCGTTCTGTGAAAAGGCCGATGTCGCTGTGTTTGCCCAAGAGTTCCAATGCCTTGAGCTCCAACTTGGGGTCGCCGCACCCGGCTATGGCCACCAGCTTATTAGTTACGAAATTCCTTGCCTGCTGCACATCGGCAAAAACTTGGAAGTCGTGCTGCTTCACCGCAACGGCTAGGGTCTTGGCAACTCCGGGGGAAGTTACGGTTTTTGGTGTGGGGGGTTTTTCTTCGCCCTTGGCAAGCTCGACTGCCTGAGCAAAATCTTTTGCGTCGAAGTCAAGGGAACCCCCCAACGTTTCAATTAAGTCAGCTGTGTTTACCGCAACGGCAATGCTATCCGCATGAGTCTTCGGCTGCTCATCGGAAAGGTCGAAAGGAACGGGGACGTCCTTCGTTGGCTGTATCTCAAGCATGAATTGTGTGCACCTCGGTTAGAAGGGGTAGGTTGTTGGCGGCCCGGAACCCCGAACCCGACGGGGCCTTCCTTTCGGATTCTCCCGCTTAACCAACAAGAAAGAAGACTGAGTGAATGGTTCGACTTGCAAGCAGTGGTCTGGTGTTCAATCCTGTGTTTCGGCTTTTGCCTACTTCTTAACAATCCTCTTACTTTTTGGTTGCGGATCATGGTAACGCTCCACGCTCAGTACGGCTTATGAGACCGTCTGGGTCACTTGACCTACCCGCGCCCGAAATATAACAGAAAAAATACCGGTGGTGCAAATTTGTTTTTGGGCCCCCTTACCGGGGGGTATTTCGTTTTTCCAATTACGACCTACGGCTACTGGAATTTATATGGGGTACCCCCCGTTTTTAAAAAATGAGTATCGTTTGAGCGGAACTGTGTGTATAGGTCCCCTACCTCCCCTTGAGGCCATTTTGGGGGGTGGCGGGGTAGTGGGTTACCCCATTTCTAACAATTGTTAGACCCGCCGAAACATTTAATTATTGTTCACGAATCGCTTGCATTGTGTGGTGCAAATAGATATATTAAAAACATGCCAAGCGGGAATGTTTCCCGCCGCATACTAAGACTAGAAGGGTCTATCATGGAAAACATCAATGTAACTCAAGTGGCCGCCGCAGTTCAAAATCTCAGCGCATGCCGTGCTAATGTGGTCAAGGCCGCAGGCAAAACCGGCGAAGTAATAAAAGCCTATGCGACAGCCATGTGCCAAGCGTTCGACTTGGTGGACAACCAAGGCCAAGTGACAAGCAAATGGTTCGAACTCAAGGGCAAACTCAAAGCCGGTGTGAATGACGAGCGCAAAGCGTTCAAAGCGGCGATGGAGTCGGCGGGTTTCAGTAATGCGACAGCCGATGTATATTGGCAACGAGTGAAAGAAGCGAGCGGTTATCAAACCACTGGCCAGCGTGTTCAAGGTGCGGCGAGCGTGGACGAGAAAACCATTGCCGAACTCAAGACTATCATTAACCGCATTTTCAAGGCCGAAGAAAATGGCGACAGCACGGCTGACAAGTCTAGCGAAGTCAAAGGTCAGTTAATGGATATCTTCGCCGAACTCGGCGGCGATGTGGACACCTTGGGCTAACCCCTACTAACCTAACCCTAACCCGCTTCGGCGGGTTTTTTGTTGCCCGTTCTAACAAATGTTAGTTCGGGCTTTTTTGTGCCCACAAAGTTATGGGTATGCC